GTCAATTTTATTACTTCTACCACCAAGAATTGATGAATAACCATTTACAGTAGTTCCAAGTGAAGAAGAAATAATGTTTGATGAACCACCAATAATTGTTGAACCTTGTGAAGAAACTCGGTTACCAGTTCCAACAAAGATACCAGCATTACTGATAAATGGTAAAGATGTTCTCTCAATTCGGTTTGCTAAACCACCAACAATAGCAGGTTGTGCTGCACCTGAAGAACCACTATTCAGAATTCTATTTGTTTGACCACCAATGATAGTTGCGTAAGTGGCGTTTACTGAACCAGCGATTGATTCGGTAACTTGGTTTGTAGCACCACCGATTACGGTATTGTAAGTTCCAGCCGCTTTTAATTCACTTGATATACCAGCACCTCCACCAATCAATACGGAGTTTAATCCGGTTGACTCATATGAACTACCTTCTCTAACACCAATGATGATTCGTGAAGCACTCGTAGCGGTAGATGTATTGGTAACGATGAAATCTTGTGATTGAGATAACACCATTTTTACTGGGCCAGTTCCGTAGAAACCGCCTGAAGATGTTACTTCACCAAGTAGCTTGAACGCAGATACACCATCGTATTTGAATTTATCTGCGATATTGATTTGATTGTTAGCAGATGAAGTGATATTGTATCCAATAACCACACAATTTTGGTTGTTAGTCACAGCACTTGCACCGATTGCTACTGAATAGTTGTCGCCTGTTCTTGAGTTTCTACCAACAGCAACCGCAGATTCAATACCAAAAGCACCATCACCAATCGCAACTGCGTTTTGATATGCCTGAGCATCAGCACCAATAATAACTGAATTGAATCTGTTAGAATCAATGTTATTTGCGTTATGTCCAATTACAATGGTTCTTGAGTTTGCGCCTGAACCATAAGCTTTTGCATCATTACCAATTGCAATTGTGTATCTACCTTCAGCCAAAGCCGCATTTCCAATTGCTACGTTATTACCATCATTGCTTGTCGGAACAACAGCATTTGCATTAGGACCAATTGCTACACCTTCAGCGTTAGCTGAAGCATTTACACCTATGGCGATTGCGTGTGACCTATTACCACCGATATTAGAACCTGCGCCAATTGCAATTGATGCGTTAGAGTTTTCTGCGATAGAACCACTACCGATATTGATAGCACCATTGGCCGCTGTTCCAATTTGAGAACCTACACCAATTGCGATAGAGCCAGTTGAATTAGTCGTTGAATTATTACCAATAGCAATACTCTCATTTGCGTTAGCCAAAGCCGGAACCGATGTTAGAGCAGATTGTAATGAGTCTTGTCCGTGACCTAATATCAAACCACTTTCAACGCCTGTAAGATTAGAACCATCACCATAATAAGTTGATGCGGATACGGGACCTGTGATAGAAACTTGTGAACCATCATCAGAAATGTTTGAGTCAGTAAGTTGGTTGAAACCACCACCCTTTTGAACTCTATTTGTAGTTGGGAACGCTTCTGAACCACGAGAACCGGTCATACCTGTAAGGATTACAGCAGTATCGCCTGATTCTTCCATCAAAATCCAAGTGTCTTGAACACCATCCCACTCTAAAGATGCGGTTGCTGGTGCGCCTGAACCTGTATCGTAAATCTTGATACCTGCGTATCTTGCAGCAGGAGTTGCTGCGTTTAGAATAATGAACTCTTCACCGATGATTACTGCAGAACCCGTTACAGTTTGAACGTGAGCAATACTTGCGGTTCCACTCACTGCGATGTTTACAAAGTTTTGAGTTCCACTAAAAGAATTGTTTACATTCGTTTTTGCGTAAGATGAAGTAGTAGCTACCAAAGAATCTACACGAGAAGTTTGTGTAGCGATGTTGGTTGTATTAGTAGCGATATTAGTCTCATCAGTAGTCAATCGTGTTGATACTGAAGAAGAATACGATGTAAAGGTAGATGTGTTTAGTTTAGTAGTAATATCACTTTTGTTGGTTGCAATTCCATCAGCAAGAGAAGCGGATGTAGCGGTAAACGCTCCACTAATGTTGGTAGCAATTTGAGCTGATGAAGAAACAATACCACTTGGGATATTTTGTAATTGTAAGTAATTTACTTGGGTTGATGAAGAAACAATACCACTTGGAGTTCCACTAACTGGCCAAGTAGCACTACCACCACCAGCACCAAAACCAGCAGCAGCTGCTGAACGAGATACTTCAGTTGGGAAATCTATAATTGATGCGGTAACAATTGGACTTGCATTGCCAAGACCATCAACTAAAACATTTGAATCATTTACCTGCGCTAATTGTTCGTAGGTATCTTTTATTTGTTGTGAAGTAAGATTGTAATTAGCCATCTTCTATGTCCTTATTGAGGTAAGTATTTGTATCTTGAATCAGTAATCTTGATACCAAGTTTTTTCATATCTTCTGCATAACCCCTTTTGGTCACGAAGGGTGAGTTGAACGCAGAACGCTGGTCTGGGTAGATTTCCATACCTGTTTCAGTACCGAATTCGGGGAACTTGGTCTCGTTATCAATCAAGTATCCAACCAATCTTTCAGCATACCATTCAGCTTTGTTTCTAACTGAATCACGTTTCTTGTCATAGATTCTCATATCCGCAGGTTGACCTTCTTGACCACCTTGTGGGATGAGTAATCCGTTATTACGAGGTCTCAACCAAATGGCTTCAAGCGCTTCGTAGTAAGACCAATAAAGTAATGTGTCTTGGATGTAAGTTGTCATAAGGAATAGGTAATTACCACTCAATGATGATGAGTTTACATCTGAAATCAATTTTTGATAGAGTTTGTATCCAAGATATTGTTGAATGTGAATATCTTGAGCTTCTCTGATTGCGTTCTTCAACAAATCAGCGTCAACTGACTGATTCAAGTCAGAAAACGCTTTGAGTTTGTTTTCGCTAATGAATAAAGTAGTAACCATTATACTATTCCCTCTGCTTTAGTTTCCAAGATTAGGTCTTCACCTGCTTCTGCTTCAACTGATGTCACTACATCAACTTCAGTTGTTCCATCATCAAACAACTTGATTTGCTGAACACCCAATACCGTGTCTACACCATTTACAGCGAATAACATCTCAAAAGTCTTGAGGATGTCTGATTGCATTGGATAGATTACCGTGGTCAAGAAGTGTGCGTATGCGTCAAGTAATTCTTGTCTACCACCTAATTGACCTTCCGTCTTGATACCTAACAACATAGGTGATGTGATTCGGTGACCTGTCAAAATCTTTTGTGTCACCATATCATTTACAGTTGTGTAGTATCCATCCGCACCATTTTGTGGGATTGGTGTGATTACGGGCGCTTGGTCTTTGTCTGCAACATCCATATACATCAACGAACCTGCGTTGTCTGACCCTGCGTATGCTGCTCGTAGTTGACGCTCAATTGCTTCACGTTCTTCTTCGTTTGCATCAGTAAATGTGGTGATTGCAAGTGATGGTGCTAAACCATTCTTGATATTATTTTTGTGGAAGTTGTCCACCTCTGCGTCTAACTCAATTGTTTTCAATGCTCCCATATAATCAGGGATTGGGTAGTAATCCAAACCTGCGGTGTAAGGTCTGAAGTATAACAATTGACTTGGAGCAGTTCTATCTACCTTTGAAAATGATGGTAGGTAAGGTAAATCTTTTTTGTATGGAATAACACCATATCTTTTACCAAAATACTTGGAGATGTAATATCCAGGAATGTGACCTCTATGGTCAGACTTATGCGCTCTGATATAAGAAAAATCAACGTGATAAATTTCAGCAATCTTGGTTCTATCATTTGACCAAATGATTTCTAATGCGAAACCACCAAAAAGAACTCTATCTAAAGCGACTTTGTTGAAGATATCATTCCAAGTTTCATCTTCTTTGTTTACTTTATTCAACAAATCTTCGTTGATACCTGTCAAACCTTGACCAATTACTGCTTGGTGTTTAGCGTTGACAGCAGTTGCGTGAACTGATGACTTGTGAAATAAATCAATTAGAAGTTGTGGGAACTTATTGCTCTCACCATAGTATACGACATCACCTTTGTCGTCTTCAAATACATACCCATCAGGGTAGTAAAACTCCCCATATTTTGGGATAATGGTGAATTTGTGTTTTTGTGCTTCCATATTCTTATCCGTTGAATACCACATAAGCTGCGTTTTCATTAGTAGAAGAATACTCCGTTCTTGCTATACTCTCTGAAACATACGCTTTTGTAGTCATTTCGTTGATATACGAATCTACCGTTCCTACTGACCAAACTACTTGAGATGTACCCCAAACTTCAGTAGATGTTCCCCAAATTGTAGAAACACCCGCTAAAACTTTTTGGAAAGTGAGGTCATAGGTTCCACCTTTGAGGTCAATGTCAGTAGGAAGTGTGACTTGTCCTTTTACCCAATTTCCGGATGATGTTGCTGGGAATAGAAATAATGAACTACTTTCAGTAAATCCGCCAACAAATAAAGCTCTCATACTCTCACCCGATGAAATAGATGATGAGGGTATAAAAGCGAAGTTGTTACTTGATGATGCGTATAAATAAATCATTTACTATATCCCAAAAAAAATAGTAGATAGGGAGCCGCACAATCACGACTCCCCTCTACTATTATATGAATTTTAGCCTACGCTGATACCTGAAAGGACACCAACCAAATTAGAACCCGAAAGTTCTGATGCTGGTTCTGGTTCTTGACCTGTGAAGGTAAGAGTGTATCCATTGAGGTCACCGAAAGCGGTACCTGTCTGGCCTTGTCCACCACTCAATGACAATCCACGAGTTTGACCAAGAAGGAAGAACACGCCAACTCCATCTTCTGAACCATTGTTTGTTTCAACAATCATTCTGATGTCAGGGTTTTTAGCGAGAGTTCTAACTTGGTTTCTCGTTGAGGATTGCAACTTGTGGAAAGGAGCATTCACAGTTTGTTCGTAGAAGATGGTTCCGTTTTCTACTGATGAGTTGATAGCCTCGGTGAAGTCACCTGTTTGGCGAGTCAATTCAAATTTGTAGAAAGTTCCGGCGCCTGAAATCTGCGAAATCAAACCTGTTGTGCCGCTTGTTGAACTGATAGAGCCAGACAAGATGTAGATATTCTTGAGACCGCCCGTGTTGTCACGGCAGCCAAGGGTAAACCCTGTTGTAATGTCGCAAGTGCTCATTCTTGTCTCCTTTTATTTTAGTTCAACGATTAGGCTTGGTTGTTAGATACCCAGAATTCAGGGTAAGCTACGTTCACACCAAGTTTAGTAACAACGCGGTGCTTCAACTTGTCGTCGTTGATGTCGTACCACATTTGGAACGCAGATACATCAGACAATAAATCAACACCTACAACGATGTGCTTAGCAGGTCCGAGAACCATACGGTTAGAACCTTGAAGACCGATTGTACCAACGATAGTTACGTTTGGAGTGAATGGGTGCTTCATAGCCATAAAGTTTACACGATTCTCAACAGCAGCTGGGTCAAAGTGGTAGTTGTTCTCGTTTCTCAACCAAGTGATGTACTTACGGAAGTTAGAGATTGACATAAATACAGTCAAGTCTTCACGGTCTTGTACATCAGCAGAAAGGTTCTCAATCATTACGTCAACGGTATCACCGATGTTAGCAGAAGTTGGAGCAGAACCTGTGATAGAGTTAGGAACAACAACGCCAGTGGTAGCAGAAGAAAGGATTTGAGACAAACCATTTGAACAAGCACCTGAAGCGGTGTTAGCAGTCCAAATGAATTGGTCGTTGTACTTCTGGAAACCACGAACGATTTGGTCAGCGTATTCACTTACAAGAGTGAAAGTCTCGTTGTAACCACCAGCTGGTTGAAGAACACCAAGGTATTTAGTGTCAAGGTCACGAAGACACAAGCCATCGTGAGAAGAAAGTTGACAAACTTCAATGTCGCGTTGTGCGAAAGAAGCAGTTCCAGCCATAGTTGATACACAACCACGACCATCAACGATGTTCAAGTCAACTTCAAATAAGTTGATAGGTTCTTTATATTTTACGCCCTCTTTTACTGTGGCGTATTCTATGGTGCTTCCCACCATAATTGATTTCACGATGAGTTCGCCAGCGACCTCGTTGTTGAAATCAGATAAAGCTAATACGTCAAATGCCATAATTTTGCCTTTATAATTTAGTTATTATTTTCTTTTTTTAGCAGCGATAAATTTTTCAACTAAATCAGAGTTTACTGACTTACCGAAATCTTCACGACTTGCAATTTGGGTTGGGATAGTTTTCTTTGCAGCTGGAGCAGATGAGAAAGAATCAAATTTAGCTTCTAAAGCAGCCATCTTCTCTTCGTATTTTTTCATCATTTCACCAACAGCACCAGCAACAGCTTCGGTAACCGCAGCGATTACTTCTTCTGAAATTGCCTCTTCAACAACTGAAGCGACTTCTTCAGAAACCTCATCAGCTACTTCTTCAGCAACTGCTTCGGCTGGTGTCATCTCTTCTTGCATTTCTTGACCTACTAAAGCTTCCTCAGCCATTGGTGTTTCCTTGATAGCTTCAATTTTGCCATCCATAGTTACGATGGTGATACCACCTTCTAACATATGTTCTCCGTCTGGAGCAGGAACTTGACCGTCGGCGGTTACTACGAAAACTGCTAAACCTTGAGCGAGTTCATCGCCCTCGTATGCGATGGTCAATTGACCATCCGCAGTTTTGATTTCGCCAAAGGATTGCTTAGCAGAAGCCTCAACCAAGTTGAAATGCTTTTTTACTAATTCTTTGATTGTATTCATAATCAAAAATCCTATTATTATTCAACAATTGAATTAGAACGAATCCATTACCCATTTTATATCCCATCCGTAGACGCATCTGCAAATCAAGAAATAAAACTATTGTGTAACGCTTTTCCGTTCTCCATTCTCTCCATATAAATATGGAATTCCAAAGGGTTTCGTTAGATTATTGGAAATTAGATTGTTTTTTATTGAGAAGCTCATCCAAGAAGAAGCCCTCAACTGAAAAACCTTTCAACAATCCGGTCTTGATATATTCGTTCCAAAGTAAAGAGTTCTTTACCTTGACTAAACCATACCAAGTTCCCTTTGGATATTCTTTGCCGCTTGAATAGACAAGAGACTTGTCTCTCTTTGGGTCAGCAACTAACCACGACTCAACTACGAACACATCATCAAACATTTGGTTTGAATCGTGCTCAATGTTTGTTTTGTCGGTGTATTTTTTCTCCATAAACTTGTGAGCAATCTTTTTGATTGCGTCTTCGGGGAAGTACACATAGTATTCCCCATTCATTTCATCGTATCGGTAGATAAGTTTATCAGGAATCATAAAAGGACCCGCCAACACTTGTTGGTCTTGGAACTCTTGTCTATTGAATCTTGATGTTACGATGTCTGATGGATTTACAATCTCACCACCAATCAAAGCAAGACCACTTGATGGGTTTGTGATTGTATTGATAGGACTTTCTACTTTTGTTTCTTCGTATCTACCCCACTTATTAGCTTGTGGATTGAAGAATTGTGTAATCGCTTCCCAAGAATGTCTGCAATACTTTCCACCTTTGTAAAGGAAAATATCATAGTAATTGTTTTTAGGTCCAGCACCAAAGCCAGTATTTACACCTTGTAAAGACATATTGTTGATGTCTTCTTTCCGATATACTTTGTTTAGGTCTAACATCAACGCACAAAAGTCTCTATTCTTTGAGTCTCTTGGTCCAACATACTTGTATCTGATACGAGTATATGGTGAATCTAAAAATGATGTCTCATTCGGCTTTGCAGCTGAACGGATTTTAGATGTTTCAATGAATTGTCTTTTGAACACCACATCCTCTTCACCGATTTGGTCTAATTGTTCTAACAAAGCAATTTGTTCTTCAGGTGACAATTCATCCCACGACTTTTGGTTCATTTGTTTCCAAGTTTCATATGCTTCTTGTAACATTGAATCCATAGATGGGTCGTGTTCTTTACAAGGCATATAAACTATGAATTCACCTACTTCGTGTTCGTGGTATCCTTCACATCCTACGATTTTGGCAACCTCTTCAGCTTCTTGCGGAGTTGCAAAAACTGGTAGTCCATCCAAGTAGCCCAATAAATCAAATACGCGGGATACATAATTTTGTATATTTCTTTTATCTTCTTCATATCTTTCTCTCCAATAGGAATAGCAAATCGCAGCCGCTTGGTCTTGTGGGTATCCTTCGTTTAGAAGTGTTGGAATACAACGACCAAGGAAATCATCTTCGGTTTCTCCGGCTGATGGACTTACAAAGTTTTCTGGCTTTTGGATTTGTCTCAAATTATCTACATACTGACCTACAACACTACCATCAATAGTTTCAATCAACGCAACGGGTCGTTCTTCGGTTGCGGTTAGCGTAAAATCCGTGCCAGGTACATTTACTTCACCTGATACACGAAGGTCTTTGATTTGACCTCTTGCTCGGTCATCACCTTCACCTCTACCAGCGTAAGTCCACGATACATAATCACCAACACTAAATCCGCCAGCATTGTCTACAAACACATCTTTTAGATAAGACTTGATTGTTACCAAGTGACCATTCATATAGCTTGTATCGTAATCTTTACCAACAAGTTCTTCAATCTCCAACATAAGGTCTTGGAAATCTGAAACAAGTACTGTGGCTTCATCAAGTTTATCTTGAGTTGTTTGACCACTTTCAATAGCTTGTTTTTCAATCAAGAATACATTATCAGCAATTTGAGCTGCTGAACGAATCATTCCAATAATATCTTCATCAAGATTAGTAAGAGATTTCAAACCTTCAAATGTTCCAATTGCGCCAGGACAAATGTAAAAGTATTTTGTTTTATATCCAAATACATCAATCTCCATAGATTGGTAAATGTCTTTTACAATCAAAGAACCTGATGGTTCATTTACATAATCAGGCAATGTAGAAACATCAATCGCTCCCTCAAACAAACCTAATTCTTTGAGTTTAGACTCAGCCCATCTTTTACCAGCAAGACCACCCCAAAGCAAATACGAGATTGTTCCACACGCTGTGGTGTCTGATTCATCGTAGTATTCTTCAGCACGAGACAAGTAAGAGTACATTCTCTTGATTGTTTCAACCGAAATGGCTTCTTTGTTTGCAAGCTGCTGCGCTCTAACTTTACCAACTTGTGTAGCGCATTTGTTTCCTTGCTTCTCGTTGAGTTCAATTCCACGAGCAGCGTTGTTAGAAACACCATCTGGATAATCTGAATACGACTCAAACATATGAGGTTGAGTTTTAGAGAAGAACATAAAGTTTTCTTCAATAGCAGGTTCAGAAACAATTGAGATAGCATCAACACCACTCAAGTCATCCAACTCGTTGATGTCTAATTTGATAATTTTGACTGATTTGTTCATAATATACTATATCTTTTTTTATTAGTGTTGATTAGCCGGGACCTAATCTACGTCTGTTTCTCAATCTTGCTTCTGCTTCCAAACCATTCTCTACATCACCAGCAATTACATACGCAGGGATGGGTTGAGGAGCCCCAGCTTGGAACGATGGGGTCAATTGTGTTCCTGCGGGCTGTTGACCGATTGGAATAAACGAACCTTGAGCACCAATGGTTGCAGCACCGCCACCACCACTACCAACTACTGGCGATGATGGAGAACCGCCACCTTCAAACTTTGAGTTTTGAATATCGGTGATTGCTTTCTTTGATGATGCAATAATTGCAGCAACCAAGGCAGCACCCAAGATGGTTCCTAATCCAGGCACGGTTCCGTTCAACTTTTGAGCTGATGCGAATGCTTCAAACGCAGCTTGTGTAGAGGTAGTGACAACTTGTCCGATTTTATATTTCTTTGATTTCTCAAATCCCTCTTTGTTAGATTCATCAACAGTTTCACGAAGAGTAGAAAATAACTGATTACCAACTTGAGCAACACCTTGAACAGTCTGAGCCGCTGAAGAATTTAGGAATGTTTTCACTCTCAAGTCAATGTTTTCTGCGTATGCTCCAATGGTGTCTAATGCTTTTTCAGTTTCAGTTCGTGTATCCTCAACAAAAGGTTTGATAGTTGATACTCGTTTTACAGCATTGTCACTCAACTTTTTATTTAGTGCGTCTTCGCTCTTTTGTAATTCATTAGAAAGATTTTCTTGAGCCTTTTTGAACGCGTCACTTCGCCATTTGATGTACATCAACCAATCTGCTTCTTGTTGAGCAATGGCTTCTTTACGTTTACGTTGGAACTCTTCTTCTTCTTTCTTTTGTAATTCTATTCTTTGCTTGCTTTGTTCTTCACGTCTTTTCTTTTCATCATCCGCTTCTTTTTGTCTTACTTGACCAAGTTCAAGATTGAGAATGATTTCATTATCCAACGCTTTTTGAAGTTCATCGTTTATCTTTGTTCTATCTTCAGCAGTTTTAGCTAACTTACTCTCACTTTCTAATCTCTTGATAAGAGCATCATTAGCTTCAATTTCAAGTTGTTTGATTTGTTCAGCTGATTGACCCGTTGCGTTTGCAATTCGTAATTGGAAATTAGCAGACTTTTCCAATTGTTGGTTTCTTCTCAATTGTGCTTGAGTATTGGCTTCAGTCTCATCAGTATTTGATGACATCGCTTTGGTGAATGCGTAAATCCCTGCGGTGACTGCTGCAAGAACCGTAACAAGTAAGAAGATTGGGTTTGCATTCATCACCACGTTGAATGCGGCTTGAGCAATGGTCGCAGCTTTAGTAGCAACCGCAGCTGTACGTTCTGCAATAATTCTTGCTGCAATTTGGGCTTGTAAAGCACCCTCTGCAATGGCTCTTGCACCAATAGCGATTGCGATGGCTCCTTGAACCTTTTCTTCAATCTTACCAATGGTCTCTGACTCAGCACCAAACAAAGCCATAGTTCCTGCGGTTACAGCAACAGCCCCTGAAATGGCTTCAAATCCTTTTAGGAACGCTTCGGTCTTTTGTTGTGGTTCCAAACCTTCAAAGGTTTTCTCAAGCGTCTTGATTTCTGACGCAGTATTTCTTGCCTTGTCAGAAAGCTCAGTAAACGCCTTGGAACCAATCTCCGCTTGCTCTAATTGTTCGTTGATTTGTTCTAATTGTGTTTTCAGTCCAGCAAGGGTCTTGACTGAACTACCACTATCAACTTCTACATCAAATGCTACTGTTTTAGCCATTTTTATTGTCCTTTTATTTTTCGTTTACTCATCCAAACCACGCGTTCACTCATTATAGTGATTTTTGGTGTCCAACTCTGTTCATAAGTCATATATCTAAGCATCTTTAGGTTAGAGGGAAATTGATATACTACACCACTCATAACGATGAACCCATTATCAACCATTGACCTGAATCAGCATATAGTTCAATATAATCATATGATGATGAAAAAGAAGCTGATGGTAAACCTTCAACATTTTGTGGTGATGTGAACGGAACCAATTTTACAAGTGTAGTTCCATCAAAAGTTCCATTTGCTTTTATCCTATAATGAATCTTCTTGTAATCATTATTTGATAAGTTAGGTAAGTTGATTGTTGTTGTACCTGGCGAGAACCCTGTCCAATTCAGTATGAATAAAGAATCGTGTTGGTATTGAGTATCGTATAAATTGATAGTTGTAGCATCGCCACAAGTTAGGGTTTTAGGTTCAATAAATTGAGCTCCACCCATATAAGTGTCGCCCAAATAGTTTGAATTTTCACGATATTCTAATAAATCAATACCATTACCTTCTTTATTTAGACCAATCACAGTGTGACCATTACCATTTATCACCACCTCATTTAGATGTGGGTTGATAAGGGTAGTAAAATCACTATCTCTTGCAGCAGCGATATTACCATTGATAATTCCAACGTAATCACCACCATAGATTGCAGAACCTGAACCACCAACGATGAATCCATAGTTTGTTTGACTACCAATGGTTGCGTCTTGTGTATTTAGGATTGTTGCGTAGGTAGAACCCGTTCCAATGGTCAAACCATCACCAATTGTCATTGCTGATTTTACGTTTTGTTGTAGGTCAATGTTTGAACCTACTGCAAAAGCTCTATCTACATCCTTACCTACTGAACCATCAGTAATACTACCCAATGCGTATCCGATAGATTCGTCTTGGTTTAGGTTTCCATCCAAATTGTTTTTAGTACCTGTTTGGAGTGTCAAATTGAATTCAGGCGTATAAACTGCTTTATCACCTTGGAACGCTAACGAGTCCAACTTTGCGATGTTCTTCAAGAACGAACCTGAAGAGTATGTTTGGCCAGTTGTGGTGTCAACGTAAGTTGCGGTACCTGAAATTGGGTCAAATGAACTCAACGTTAGGTCTGCTGTGGTAGTTCCACCAACACGGACACGACGGTGTCTCTTGAACTTGAACTTACTTACAGGCGCTTTCAATAATTCTACTTGAACTGATGCTTTTTTGGAAAGATTGAAACCACTAATTTTGTTGATACGATAGTATGCGTCTTTGATAAAGATTTTATCGTTGAGCTGAATTGTTGGTAATTCATATGGGTCAAAGTAAATGTTGCAAGTCATTACTCTTGCGTCATCATCATACAATTCGTTGATGTATCTACCCCAATACTCGTTGAACAATCCGTTGATTGTGTATCCGTATGCAAAGTTGTTGTGGTATGGATACCACTTGTTTCCGTTGAAGTGTAATGATTTAGTTGAGCCATCCGCTGGAAGCGCTGACAAATGGTTCATTGTTGCGTAAGATGTCTTACCTACTGAATTACCATTCTCATCTTTTACATAAATCTTACCACCAACCGCGTCAAGGGTTCCTCTATTAGGAATGAGATATAATAATCTTGGCTTGAATTTGATTGGTTTCTTCTCACCATTCTCTGCTTTGTACAAGTGAGGAATGATGATGTTATTACCACCTGCGACCCCTTTGGTTGGAGTAGAAGCAAAGAACGAACCAACACTTCTTTCACCTTGAGCAATATCAGAGTCAGCAGTATAGAAGTTTGTTCCGTAAGGGTAGTCTCTATCAAATTGTTGTTTAGAGTAAACGTTTAGAGAATCATCATCATCTTCTAATTTATGAATGATGGTTCTTGGTTGGTCTTGGATAGGATGCTTGATAGAAACCTTGGTTACAGTGTCCCATTTGGTTGTCCAATCTTTGATTACGCCGGAGTCTCTCCAAGTATCAAATGGCTCAATAATGAGGGTCTTACGTTCATCCTTTTTAGGTTCAATAACCAAGTTGAACATCTGAATAATTCCGCTCAGGAAATCCAAGGATTTAGCGTTCTCCTCAAATTGTTGAGCCATATCAACATTACCACCAATCAGTGCGGTGGGAGCGTACACGGTTTGGAAGAAACCGCCTGTAATGACAGCGTTTGGAGTTGTTCCGAAACTTTGTATTCTATATCTTGCATCAACTTGGACGGTATCACCAACATCAAGGGTTTGACCTGGGGTGACAAAAGTCATAACACCACTTTCGTTTCCAATCAAATCATAGAATTGAGCAAAAGAAGAACCACCATTTACTTTTAGTCTAATGGTAAATTCTTTTAGGGTTGGTTCATCCGTTCCATCAGGCGCTGAAACATTCAGATTTAGTTTGAATGCGTACTGACCTGCGGTTTGAACCGTGAATGTTTCAGTTCCTAAATTGAACCCTGCGGTTGGGTCGTATTGTTCTACTTCCCAAGTTACCGTTGAATACGCTGGAGAATCCGTGAAAACCTGTGAAGTATTCTTACTCACATAAAATCCAGCATCTTGATACGCTTGAGATTGTACACCTAATTTGTCAGTTGCAGTTGGAAGAACATAAATGTTGTTGAAGTCAGTAGAATCAAAGAATGATGATGAGTATCTATACCCAACTGAATCAAACATTGCGTCTATCACCTTCTTTGCTCTGATGGCTGGCTTGAACTGAATTGTTTTTAGTGGAGTTGTAGAGTTATCCATCTTACCATTTTGACCGCCTAATTCAATTAGGGGTAAGGTATTGTCAGATGAGTCCACACCATAGTCAACAAGAGGATATACAATATCGCCAGAGAAAAGAGAGCCAGTCCACGATGCGGTAATTGATGTCATCGTGTAGTTGTGATTGTAATCACTAAAATCCAAGTCGGAAATATATTGGTCTTGGATAAGAGTTTGGAAGTCAATGGTTTCGTTTACAACCTCAACTGAATACGTTGTGTTGTTGTTTCCATCAGTAATAATCTCTTTTAGTACAAGATTACCTTTGTAGATTTCACCACCATTTACAAGGACTTGACAATCAACCGAATTCTTCAATCCCTTCACCGATGTGGAGTTCACATTGAAAGCCGCTGAAAAAAATTCATCATTTGTTTTAGATGATGGTAGTTCAAAGGTCTGCGATGCTACACCAAAGACTGAACCGATTTCAGTATTTTCAATAGCTGATAAGTCAATTCTAAAATCAATATCAGATGGCGTGTCTAAATCGTATGTTTCGTTTAGATATTTTAGGTATCTAACAACTACAATACCGCTACCACCACTAGCGCCCGAAGATTGACCTGATGGAGCTGATTCACCTTGAGCTCCACCACCACCACCTCCACCCGTATTTGGTGAACCTGTAATGGCTAATTGAATAGAAGAGCCCGGGTCATACGCGCCACATCCGCCACCACCAAGTCCACCTGGACTTGCGCAAGGAATAGATGAAGCCGCGGTACTAACTCGGCCGCCACCACCACCACCACCAAAGTATTCGGTTGTTCCACGAATTGTAGTAGATTTACCATCACCACCAAAAGCAACACTCGTAATTGTATCAAGACTACCACCATTTTCAGGTTGTGCTCCACCGCCTCCACCACCGGCAAGTATTAGTGTGGTTGCAGCAACATTTTGTTTACCACCATCACCACCTGTGGTTCCAAGTCCACCTGAACCTGTGATATCAATAGTTCCATTAGCAGTAGCACCACCACCGCCTGAACCACCATTGAGTCCATTGAATGTACTTGCGTTTGAAGATGAATATCCGCCATTGCCACCACTAACTGCGGTCAGTCCTGCAAATGTGGTAAATCCGTTGTTTGAACTTTTATTACCAATAACAACAGGCCAAGTAGAACCAGTAGAGCCCAATGAAATAAAATTTTCTAATACTTCACCACCACCACCGCCTCCACCTGCGGAATCGGTTCCTACCGCGTCACCACCATTACCACCAGCACCAACCAATAAAACTTGGAATTGTGTATTTGGTGTAGTTTTTTCTACAATAAAATTAGCTGATGATGTAAATGTATGAATTACATATTGACCATCATATGTGATTTCTCCACCACTAGCAACAGCACCATCTGATGCTATGCCAGTTGTAACTCTCAATACTAAATCATTTGCCATATCTTATCTGCTTCTCTTTTGGTTAGCCATCTTATAGGTCAAAGTGAGACGATATAATTTTTGTGTTCTTGGATTGGTCTTGTAATTGAATGATGTATTGGTAATCACCACAGGCAAGAATGTGGTTCCTGACTGAATAAACACTTCAGGTGACTCTACCAATTGTCTCAACCAATCTGCTTCTTCTTGCGTCAAGAAACCTGACTCAGCCACTCTATCTTGTTGATAGTCTTGGTTATACACCTTTGCTCCTCTACGACTTGCGTTATAAGTAACACCGCCAAAGGTAGTTGAGTAATCAACAAAGGTTTGGGTGTATTCTGAACGAGTCATTGAATCATTGATGGTGTCTGCGAATGGGAATGTGTAGTAATCCCAAGTTCCAAGTTCGTTGATGAACGCAAAACGAGTACCGGTGTACCCACATTCAGGCGTCTGCTTTTCATATCTACGGAACGCAAATACACCTGATTCATTTTCTAATGCATCATCACTTTGTCCTAAAACTTTTACAGTATAGTAAGACCAAGATGAGGTCAAAGCCGTAGTCCAATCATCAATGTTTTGAGGACCTACTCCGATGGTTAGTAATTTAGTTTTATCAGTTTGTTGATTGTAAACGTTCACCCACAATTCACTTGTTGGAGTGATTCTTGGACCACCACCATTTGATACTGAATTGTAGAATGACTGCGTTTGAACTAATGTGTTGTTTGAGTCATAAACCTTGAACTGAACTTCAAATATGTCTTGAGCATAAACCGATGCGGTTGGTGTATTTTCAAAATTACCATTGATAAAAGAAATAGTTTCGTATTCACCATCTCTTACACTCTTGGTCACAGGCGCATTTGATAAGGTATTTTGATATGAGTAAGTTGTTCCACCATCACTTGCAAATACAGCATCGTAATATGAAGATGATGGGAAGTTCCAATATCCTGCGTCTGGCTGAACTACTGCTGGGATGATGTATATTTTAGAACCCGTGATGGTATTGTAAGTAGAAACCGATGAAGATGTAGATGTTCCGTATTCTTCACCAAAGGTAGTCACAAGAGTTTTACCGGTCAATGACGCAGTACTAAACTTTTGTGTCTTCCATAAATTATCATAATCAATCAGAGTTGACGCAATAGAACCCATATTGAACACGCCATAACCATTAGGGTTTGGTTGCTGCTTTAGGGTCACCACATCAGTAGAGCCCGTTAGTGCGATTGTAGCCACAAACTGAAATTGTGGTTGATTCTGATTGGTAGAACTAGCTACCCAAATCAAATCAGCAAACGCTGCGTTAGGAGTTGTTGGTTGTTGATGTAAAGTGATACTCATTTTATTTCACCTTGATTTTAGAATTCTTACTAACCGCTACTACGATTGAGTTCTCAATATCTTTTACTCCAGCTTCCTCTAATTTAGGAATCAAGAAATTATTTACTACACCATCAATCGCAGGTTGGATAAATGGTCTAGCCTTTATCAATGCTCCCTCACGACCAATCTTTGCTTGAATTAGAAACGCAAAGGAACGAGTAGACATACCCTCTGGCGGTGTAATTAGTTTTCTCTGCAACCAATCAATGATAGGTTGAACAGGTGGTTTCCTACCAGCAGGTCTGAAGAAACCCGCATCTTGATAGAGACCATAGTCTTCCATAACTATTTGGAATCCAAACACACCCTCTTGTTGTGGGGTAGGTTGATAGGTAATTGACCTAGCCAATTCACCGGTAGCGAATAAATCTTTAGCCAAAGCACCATCACGCATAGCGTCAGCCATCAACTTTCCAGCTGCGTCTAATACCTCTTGAATGTTTTGGAAATCTTCATTCGCCATCAAATACCTTTGTATACTATCAGTAATTTACAATCTTCATCTAAATCGTAATCCCAATCTTGACCATCCATCTCGTAATCTATCTGGCGTGATATTCTTTTCATATCATCTAAATCCAATACATCATCACCACGTTGTGTATACACCGTGATAAACTCGTTTAGGTCTTCTCTTACAATTACGCTCATTGATTAGTTGGGATATAGCAGATAGAAAGACCTGAAGTATCAGTAATAACTTGCATTTGTGAAACCCAACCAATTGCTCGGTCTTGGAACGCTTCACTAACTGGGGTGATGTTCAACATCGCAATCTCATAGGTTTGTTGCTGAGCACCATCTCTAAAGAACGTATAAACATCGTATAAAGCACGTTCGGTGTCTGAATACGCCTGAATGTAATTGGAGTCATCACCCTTTGGGATTTCCAACATAAACACCTCAAACGTAAGGGTTCGTTGTCCGTAAGGAGAAACCCCTTGTGATGAAAGCGGTCTCAACCACATCAAGGGGTAGGGTTGGTTGATGGTGTCGTTCAGCTTGTCTACATTACCAAAGCCAAATGACTGAATGTAGATATGATAGTTTGCTGCGGCTTCAAACTTCTCTACTATTTCTTTGAATGTTTTCATAATCGTGTCCTTTGTGTCATCTCAGCCATTCGCTGTTGTCTTTCTTGTTCGTTCTGAATATCCTTTTCCATCGCCATCCAATTCAATAAGAATATAATGTTTACATCAAGGATTGATTTCTTTCCGGTGATGTGGAGGACTTGTGAACTAATTCCTCGTAAGATGTATAACCATCCGAAATGTTGAGCGATTGAAGGGCCAGTTCTATCATCTGACTCATCTCCTTCTTCTGCTCCTTTGTCAACTCCGGGGAAGAGAGAACTAAATCTTTTTGTAACATCATTCCGAACCCCAAAAAAAAAGTGAGCGCCCCAAATGTATAGCTGATTGGTAGGTCTTTGAATACCTCTGCTCTCCAATCTCTTTTCTCTACATCGTACTCTTCAACTGAATACAACTTGAATAGAGACTCTGATGAACCCATCAAGGTTTTGATGTAGTTCTTTACCTTCCAAGAGAATGAATCAAAATTAGATTCAGTAATGGGTCGGTATAGAATCGCCATCAGCTCTTCTAAATTATTTATGGGGTCTTTTAGTCTTGAATCTAAATCAATCCACTCTGCTACTGACATTTTGGATAAGGGCTGAAACCCATATACTACACCCTTGAATTCAAACACAGGGTAGAACTCATTTGTAATTTCGTTTAGTAATTGTGAGACTCCCTTGTAAACGGCTAACATATCGGTTAGATTCCATCTCATCACTTCTTCAGCCGAATGTTCGGTAGTTGCAACAATAGTATAGACAACTCTCTCAAGCTCATCCAAGTGTTCAAATGAACCAAGGGACTTGTAGTGCTTGATTGAGAAGTAATCGGGCAATTGAACTTGTATCTTTTTCATACTAAATTATATTTTTTATCCTAAATACTGATTGTATAAAAGAAGAACCCCCTCAGCGGCAGATTGCTTTGGGGGCTCTAAACCGATTACTTGAGAAATCGGTATAATGGTAGGGGTGGAGGATTATATCATAAGAATGGATACGCTGAAAGTAATAAAGGCGTGACCCCTACCTTTTTCTTTATATGTTAGAAAGTAAATGTTGATTTCTTATTTAGCCCACTTCTTTCGTGTAACTATCTGACCGATTTGTGGGATGGATACATTGAATACTTTTGATAGTCTTTCGTAAGTGTACTTGCCTGTTGCGTATTGTTGTCTGATATAGTCTACTTGAACTTGGGTTAGTTTAGCCATATTGTGTTCTTCACCTCTTTTCATCAAACCATTATCGTAAGCGTGTTGGGTATTTTCTGATTTCGTAACCCACTCAAGATTAGTGTAGTGGTTATTTTCTCGGTTTCCATCCTTATGGTTGATGTCTGGTTTATTGTCAGGGTTTTCTACATACGCAAACCCAACTAATCTATGAACGAATTTTGCGTAGCCTTTACTATCTTTATACAATATCACTTGAGGATATCCTTTGCCCGAAAGTCCGGGCTTCAACCACCTCTTTACATTATTAGACCAAACCTGTCCTAATCTTGTTACTGAATAATTTTCAAATCCTTCTACCTCTTTCATAGTTCTCCTTTTAGGCGCCAGAGGTGGGTTAGGGTAAAAACAAATAAAACACCCCAACCCACATAGCAATCAAAAATCAATAATACAAATATACAACATTTTTTTGATATATCCAAATTATTATATCAGTTTGTAGTCCCCGCCTGGCTCCGTATTACTTGAACGATAGCTTTGGTTGAGTCAACGCGTAATTTCAGCTATTTTGCGATTTATACTCCATCATAACTTTCTTTACTAACCATTGTTTGATATCAAGTTGATTAGCAATCTGACCATACTTTATACCACTCAACCCAAGTTGTATAATCTTGTTCTTATCAATCTTCAACCACTTACACTTATCAAAGTGTTTACCTTTCATAATGTTGTAGTTGCTGGTCAGTCCACAATGAGGACACTTTACTTTCTGTGTTACAATCTCTAATGCTTTCTCTTGACACTTTGTCCAATGACCAGTCTCTACGTTTTTAGCACCTGTTTTTTTACCACCATCTGACTGACTTTTTTTTGTTCTAACGCCAGCAAGTTGTTCTTTTCCGCCATTCTTTGCACGTTCTTTACCTGCTTTAGACTGATGATGTTTATCTTTACCTACGTTACGAACTTTACCACCTTTTGAGGCACGTTCTGATAATACTCCTGACATAGAGTTGTATGAACCAAGAACTTTAGCGTTGTGATACGCTTTTACTTTTTGATTATCTATCTTTTTTAGCTCTTCTTCGGTAAAGGACTCAAGTGCTTTACTCAAGTCCTTCCACCAATCTTGTGTTTTATAGTGACCCATTTCCAATCTTGTTTTTGATACTGATGTGGTCAATGTAATCTTGGTTCCACTCATCTTCATAATCTTCCGAATCCCACTTCATAACATCTGCAAGTTGGTTCACCGTACGAAGACAACGACCACTCAAGTGTTGCCAGTTGTTCCACATCCAACGAAGAAGTTCAACTTGTTGGTCCTTACTGATAATGTGGTCAACTGAACCATCGTTTAGAACTGCGTCTGCAATCCAACCCCACCACTCCATATCGTTCTCAAAGATAATGTCCTTAGCCTTCACACGAGTTCGGATAGCATTCAAGTTGATAATCTTCTGAGCGCTGTTGCTCGGTCCTTTAGCTTCTGCTGCGAGAGCTTCATTAGAGTTAGGTAGTCGGTAGTTAGAAGTGAACAAGAAAATAAACTCATCACACGGAACCTCAAATCCAACAGGCGTTCGTAAAGCGTCAACTGCTTCTTGCTTCTCTGGCGTATCCAACAAGTGTGGTGGGATAAACTGGTTCCACACCAACTTTTTTTGACCCTCAAGCATATTTTTTAGGGTGTTGATAAAGGAGTTAGACAAGATAGCATCACAGTCGTCAACTACAATACGCATCGGAGTACCCTTTGGTTTCATATGATAAGTGACAGCCAACATCAATGCGAATCCAAAATCAGAAGCCTTACCACTTACTACTACATATGGAAGACCAAGTTTATCTAAAGCCTTGGTTACGTTCCAAGTTTTACCCAATCCACCCAAAGAATATATGTACGAGTGAGGATAATCTTGCTCAAGAGAGTTATGAGCAAACTTCTGAGCCGCTTTTATGAGTTGGTCACGGCGAATCTTACCCATAAGAAGGGCTTGTTGTTGTTTAGTGTTTAGTGTTTCTTTCATTTTTTATTTATCTTTGTTTCTTATTACTCTACTAATGTACGAAACATTATATCAATCGCCAAATCTTTGGTCAATTATTTTCAATCAAGTTATCCACAATTTCAACCAAAAAGAAATCCCCCCAATCAGCAGGTGTTTTGAGTCGTGAAGGACCTGCGTCAAGGGGGGAAAATCAAAAGATAAGGTATCTGACCTATGGGTAAATCAGACACATATAACTATACCTTTTTTAGAATAGGAAGTCCAAAATCAGTTACGAGTGGTGACTTTTTATTCTTTATGTAGATATACATACCATTGTCTCCGTAGAACTCTGCTGATTGGACTTGTGGATAAGATTTCTCAATAGAGTAAATCATAAATCCAACTTGAACATTAGACCATTCTTGCGGGAAACAATTTTGGATTACAATACCTCCTTCGTAATCTTTGTTGACTGCTTCTTCAATCATATCAACAAGGGGTTGGAAAAGAGGATGAGACGCCATTTCATTCAACATATCTTCGTTGATAATGGTTGGTTCTTCTCTTTTTACATATGATATATTAGTGTTCTCGGTCATATCTTTTCTTTTCTAACCATTGTGAGTATTCAGCATCAGTTTGTTTTTTTCTATTCACCACCGAAGGTTTTACATATTCCTTCTTTGATTTTAGGATATCAACTTTACCAGCATCTTTTACATACTTCTTCCAAAGCTTTAGCGCTGAGTTGATGTCATTATTTACTACTTTGAATCCGTTGGGTTTACCAACGATAATCATATCTTCTTTTCTTGTTCTTTGTTTCTTCATCGTATTGAACCAATTTTTAGACCACCACCTCGTTTTGGATTTGTTCTGCAAGAGTTTGCAATTGCAAGTGATAAAACACAATCATCGTGAAACCCTGATGGGTGTCCATATCGTATCTTACCACTTGGCAGAACTTCATATTCAAAAATCTCCAATTCATCACCGAGCGGTGGAAATAAACTCAATGAGGGTAATTCAAGATTCATATCTTCAATATCAGCCATCAGCCTTCTGATTATATTCTCTTTAGTCTGATTTGTTTGGAAAAGGGGACTTGAACGTGAATATGCTTTCTTGATTTGTTCAAACATCACATCGCCAGGTCCGTTCGTTTCTACTAACAATTCTCTGACATTGTAATGTTTACAAATCTCAACAACCTTATCCACAATCCGTGAGTATTCCATATGTCGTTCACGCCAGATAAACAAAACCCTACCCAACTCATCTATGATTGTGAGAACTGAATAGTCTTCACGATTACCAATATCAAGTCCTCCATAGATATTAGAGTTGGGTGATTTTTGGGGCCAGGAATCGTTTGTAAGGACACTTTTCAATCCTCTGAACACTTGTCCATCTTGGTCTTGGAAAACCCCTTCAAACTCTTGTTTATAGACATTTTCAGGCAATGACTTTCTCTGCTCTTCCAAGAAATCTTTACTTACATAAGGAGATGCTGAAGATGGGAATGTGTATGCTTTATAGTTAGAGTAATCGTTTGATTTACCCATCATAAAGTAATCATAAAAGAAATTCTTTTTCTTGGGAGTTCCTGCAATGATTACCTTTTTACCTGCTGCTGTAATTGTTGGTAGAATTGATGTCTGCCAATCTGATGTTTTGATATCTTGACATTCATCCACTAATAAGTAATTGATACTCAAACCACGAATAGAATCTGCTCTTTCAGCTGACCTAAACCATATCTTTGAACCATTTACTAATTTGATTTCATAATCACTTCTATTTGCAGAAGCCATTATTTGGGTCGGAGCCAAAGCATCCATAATCTGACCCATCACTTTGTTGATTTGACTATAAACCGGGCTGACCCAAAGAACCTTTGATTTTGGGTTATTGATTGCATAATAAAGTAGTAAGTTGATAAGGGTAATTGTCTTACCAACTTGCCTACCACAAACTACGGTATGATATAATGACTCTGAAGCCAGTACACCATCAATAACCTCTTTCTGCTCTTTGTAGGGTTTGTAACCTTTTATCATCTTTTAGTTTCTCTAGCAAATACGGAACATCAAAATAATGATTCCTTCCGTTTTCATCTCTTACAATATGAAATGGGACTTTACCTTGTTTTTGTCTTGGCCAGAGGATTTCACCTGTATCGTTATTGATTAGACATCCATCTTCAATAACTTGATATTTGTAAAATAGTAACATAGTTTTTTATTTAGTGAAACAAATATACGAAATAATTTTGAATTATCCAAATGTTTCTATAAGCCCTGGGCTTGTAAGCCTTGTAAGCTTTACTACTTGTTTGGTTTATGCTTGAACCAAAAGTTCGTTTCACTACGTTACACTCACTGTATACAAGTATACATATCCTTCCTGAACATTTTGGATACAATTTTTAGTCACCATAATTAGTCAAAGGTTACTTTCAATTAGTATCCGTATCAAAATCAAATTTCAAAGACACCTCTGACTTGACCTCAACATTCTCCTTACCCAAGCCCAGCAGTCTGTGACGCTCCTTGAGGATATTTGACAATGTGTTCCAATCAGCATCTCTCGCTCTTGCATCCGCATACAAGGAATCAATACGCAGGAGTGCTTGAGTTAGGTTCTCATCAGCTTTCGCAGAATACTTTTCTTTGATTCTACTCCAAGCTTCAGACCATAGTTTCTCAGCCCATCTCTGACCGAATTGGTATTTGTCAGCAGTATACCTAATCCAATCGCCGTGGGTGATGTTCTTCTCAGCAATCAACATAATACATTCCGCAAGGATTGCTTCTTTCTTATCATCGGTGCTACCCGGCTTCCTTCCCATTTTTCTCTCTCTTTTTTTCTAACTTACTCAAATAAGATTCCGCGTTGATAGTATCCTTGATTACACTTGGTAATGTATGATAGTCTATCTTTACACCCCATCTATTGTATACCAACCTTGAAACTGATATACCACCTTTATCAACTGTGGTTGTGATGTGGGCTCCTTGCATTTGAGTCCGTCTCCATTGTTTATTCTTTATATTTGCGAGTCTTCCGTAGATGGTATACACAAACTTGTCTGATAGATAATGGTCCCATTTCTCTCCTTCAAGTAATTGAGACTCAAACCAAGCCATACCTTCGGTATACCATTTTGGGTCTTCAGACATATCTTCTTCCCCACCAACATCACCCACATACTTCAAAGGAACATTATTGAAGAAATAGTCCCATAGGTCTTGACCTGAATTATGGATTAGTTGTTTCTCCGTTAGTTTCACTTTGTGTAGCTTTTTTCGTAGTTTTTCTCGTAGTTTTTTTAGGTTTCTGAACCTCTTCATCAAAAATAAACAATTCATCCTCATTTTTAGTCATAGATGAAAAGTCAATCTTTACGTTTGATTGAATTGGTAGAGGTTCAGTCAATTTCAAATACTTTTCTAAATTCCTTGTTACTTTCAAGTCAGTATCCCTGTCCATACAAGTACACGCGTTTACATCACGTTGTTGTCCATTGAACAACTGATTATACAACTTATAGGTCAGATGTCTATTGATGCGCTGAGGAGATTTCTTCTTTTCCTCAACCCATTGGTTTACGAGTTTGTTGAATTCAAACTCATCTAATTTTGGTTCAATCTTTGCCATTTTCAATTTTATAGATTAGGTTATCAATCAAGTAAGCAATAAGGGCGGTGGCTGCTGCCAGATAGAGATTCTGTAAAATTGCTAGCGAGACCCAAAAGCCCATACACTTTGTGCAATTTACGAACGAGAACATATCAGGTAGTTTATGCCACCAAATCTTTTGTTTGACCCATTGGATTGGTTGAAACCAATGTACAAACATATTCACTAATACCGCAAGTCCAAGAACTTCAATCATTGTGTTCCTCTTTATAGTTGTCAAGGATTTTATCCAAACATTTCTTGCAAACATTCATTGCGCTAGGACCTGTGACATAATAGTCAGCCCATTGTTTGTCTTGATGACAAACCTTACATAGTAGACTCATCTTGTAACTCTTTTAGATAATTTAGGACTTCTTTACGAATATATGATTTGATTGGGTTCTTGAACTTTACATTATTGTAAATCCAATTCAGACCCAATCCTCCAGCGAATACGATGCTGACTAATCCTACGAAAGATAATAGTTCCATTGCTTTTTGACTTTTTCAATTATTTCATTTTTCACCGGAGTTATGGTATCGCTAACATACTTTCGGTTCAACCCATACTCTCTACTAATTTCTGAATATGATTTACCACCAATTAGGTGTTCAGTAGTTAGTATCTTCGTATACACATTATATGTCTTCAGCTCTTCCTTGATAAACTCTCTAATCAATTCTATTTTGTTTATCTCTTCTTCATCATCAATTTGGGTATTCCAATCTTGGATTTCAGTTGTATTATCCAAAAACTTTCGGTACTTGTAATAGTATGGCGATGTTGATGATTTGAATTGAATTGAAGCTGATGATACAAACCAATGGTCTACTTTATTTTTATCTAATAAATCCATTTGATATTGTATTGGTTTCTCTAATAAGGAAATTGATAGGTCTTGTAATAAGTCATCAGTATTGTTGTGATGTTTACAAACAGCTCTAACCTTTTTTCTAATCGTTTCCCAATTTTGTGTAATGTATTCTTCCATATTCATTATCGTTCTCCTTGGTAATAAATATGGAATAATTCGGAAAAAAGTTATTTAGATTTTACACATATAATATAGTAAGGCATTATTAGTTCTCCAACTGTAATACTTGATATCTCAAACCCCACGATTCAGCCCGTGGGGTTTTTTATTGCGCAAAATAAAACCCCCACAAGGGGGGTTATTCAATTCTCAATTAGTAAAGATAGCTAAAGATTACAATCCTGTATAGTAATTTTGGAAGTATGTGTAGTTTGTTCCAACTTCGGTAGAACTCAAAGCTTTGTTATACCAAGCAAAAGCACCCATTTGTAATTGTTGTAATTTATTTCCACGGTCACCTTGTGCTCTTCGGTGTAAGTTGATAGTAGAAGTTCCACAATTTAGGGTTGTTGAACGAGCTTTTGTTGAGATATTTGTTGTATTCAAATAAAACTTTACATTAGTTCCATCCCAAGTCACAGTCCACATCCACCACTTATTTCTCATATCAGACCCATAAGTGTATTCGTATTCAGCTTCACCTATTTCAATAAGAATAACAGGCAATGCTTTTGTGTATGGACTTCCTATTGCGTTTACCCAAGAAAATAAATCATAGGTGTTATTGCCGGTAGAACATTCAAAGAATGGACCTGTATTTGTTGAACCAGCACTATCATATGGAGCTGTTCCCCATTGTTGTATTATACAAAATGAAAATGCGGATACTGAAGTTCCTGGAGCATATCCCGTAGAAACGTAGTTTGAATCTGGCGTCGCATTTGTATCATCCAAGAACCAATAATTTCCATTTGCGTCAGTATAATGTGTTATACCATCGTTGTCTTCACTACTTTCAGTTCCATCATATCCATTACCACTTGTATCAGTCCACACACCTTGTTCGGTAGTTGATTCAGCTTCATAAGCAAATTGTAAACCATCAGTCACCCCTCCGAATGACCAACCCGATGGTGCAAAAAATCCAATTGGTGTAAACATATACTATTCCTTATGAAAAGTTAGCCAAGCCCGTTGCGTATAGGTAGTTTCCATCACTTACCATAGTCACAATATCCACACCTTCTGATAAGGTTGGATAGGTTCCACCTGCGAACTTGAATGAAGTTCCGTAAGTAGAAACCAAAGAACCTGAATTGATAACCAAGGTATAAGTGGTTCCGCTCTTGATGTTAGATGGGTTTCCAATGTGAGTTGGTTGAGTAAGAGTGAGAACTGCAAAGTTTCCGTTGTTGAAATCAATTGATGATGTCTGACTTGAGATTGAAGCACTAAATACTGGCGAATATAATTGACCACTAACTAATAATTGTGGAACAACTACTTGGTCAGTTTCGGTAGTTTGTAATGAATCACCACCAATTACCACACTTCTATCGTGTAGAGCAGAACCTGTAGCACCACCAATTACAACTGCGTTAGAACCACTAACTGAATTGAATCTACCAGCGATGATAGCCGAATCGTATAGTGCGTCAATTTTATTACTTCTACCACCAAGAATTGATGAATAACCATTTACAGTAGTTCCAAGTGAAGAAGAAATAATGTTTGATGAACCACCAATAATTGTTGAACCTTGTGAAGAAACTCGGTTACCA